CGATACGCGCGCCAGGCTGCATTGTCCGCAGCAACCGCCAGAACGGCGCGGCAATCGTCTCGACGCTGCCGACGCATGGCTGTACAAACCACGTCTTCACGTCTTCCAACGAGCGGCAATGCCGCAGCTCGTCATGCGCGCAAATCCATGGCCCATAGGTCAGGAACTTGGAAAGCCACATGGTTCGTGAGCGAGGCAGCGCGAAGATGACGAACGATGGTGGCAATCACCACTCCTGCGCCATGAACGCCTGGCTGGTCGTCGCGCCGAAGATCGAATGCAGCGATGTCTGCACTCCAGTCGGGTCACAGCGATACTTAGCCCCCGGCGGCACCTTCACGCTCGGCTGCGTCGCGGCGGCCGTGCCGCCGGCGTTGATCCACAGATCGCCCGTGCTTTGGTTCTGAAGCACGCACCCGCGGCGCTGCGTGTTGGCCGCCATCAGCGTCTGCGCCACACCGCCTGACGTGATGGTGCCGCTCCGGTCAGTGTGAGATGCCTGGAAGCCCTGATCGGCGAGCGCCACGCCTGGCAGCAATAGTGCAAATGTCAGGAATATGGTGTATATATGCGGGCTGGCAGCGCGTTTGCACCGCACGGCCAGCCCTAACCACAACCGCTCGGCAAGGAGCCTGTTATGGCTACCCCTAAATACACCACCGCCCCCCACGACAAAACCTGCGCTGTTTGCGACGGGACGTTCACGACGGTTCAGCGGAGGCATCAAACATGTTCCTTGACTTGTCAGTTTAGACATCTGTCTGGCCCTATCCCGGATGATTTAGGTCCATGCTGGCTATGGCCTCACAAAGCGCAAAGAAGAGGATACGCGAGCGCGCACTATTCTTGGAAAACCAAAGCCGCCCATCGCATCTCTTTCGAACTATTTGTCGGTCAAATCCCAGAAGGCATGATCGTCAGACACACGTGCCACACACGGAACTGCATAAATCCAAAGCATCTGATTCTAGGGACCCACAAAGACAATATGGCAGACATGAGAGAAGCTGGCCGCGCTGCATCTGGTACCGCCAACGGCGGCTGTAAACTCACCGAAGATGAAGTCAGAGAAATCCTTCAATCCTCTCTGTCTCAAACTGCCCTCGCAAAAGTCTACGGTGTCAGCCAAGTCCAAATAGGACGGATCAAAAACGGGGTAAGCTGGCGTTCACACCCCCGCGATTGCTAGCCATGTTCCCGCGCCCCGGCTCACATAGAGCGTCGTTCCAACGCCACCCGTCGTGTTGCTGTAGAGACTACCGACAGGCTTTACCGCTATCGGCACCCCGGCTCCGCTTGTCCATTCAGGATTTGCCGTAGCACCGCCGGCATACGTTCCCTGCACCCACGACGTACCATTCCAGACGCTGACAACCCCGGTATCCGTGGCGATGTAGACGACAAGTGCGCCAGTTGGCGGCACTGGCGCGACGGGTCGAGATGCCGCTACTCCCGCGCCAAGATAGTCGGTGATGAGCGTAATCGTCATAGGTCACACCGGGACATAGATCGGGGTTCCATCCGGATTGCACATGATGCCCACCGGCACATCGCCATTGACCAGCAACGCGAGTTGCCGGATTGCCGCGATGTCGGCCGCCAGCACCGCATCGCCGATGATCCGCGCCGCCTGCTCCGACGCAATCGCACCGTTAAGGTTCGATGTGCCGTTCGAGGCTGCCACTGCATCGGCGGCCATGCGCTTTGCCGCCTCGTCCACAATCTGGCTGGAGAGCAGCGTATCGGCCGATGCCCGCGTGGCAGTTTCGTTCGTGAGCGCCGTCGTGAGCCCCGCGTCACCCGCAATGCGCGCGCCGATCTCTGCCGTCAGTGCCACCGTGAGATCAGGTCCAGCCGCGACACCGGGAGCCCCGCCCGTGCGCGTGTAGAGCGACTGAAAGAACGCGCGCCATTCCAGCGCCAGATTGCCGTCAGGGTCGATCGGCAGGGAGTTAGGGAAGCCGGAGGCGAGCGGGTTCTGCGCCATGCCTCAATACCCGATCGCGTACCAGCGCATCGAACCGGACAGCGGCGTGAACATGTTGTCGAGCAGAACGCCGACCGCGCCGCTCGTGGTGTGTGACGTGATGTGCGGAAAGCTCACCGGGTTGGCCGGGCTGCCGCTGGTCGGCTCGCCCACGCCTGGGGGAAAGCCTACCCAGATTTGCGCCACCTCCGTTGTGAACGCCGGGGTGAACGTCAGGGTGAAGTCGCCCGTGAGGCTCACCGTTACCGCGCCGGCCCGGATAGACGAGGTTGGCGCTGCCACCAGCGCATCAATTTCCGCCTGCAAGACGGCATCCGCCGCGGTCCGGTTGGTTGTCTCGAGTGTTATGTCGTTGAACAGGATGGTGTCCTGTGCGGCCCGCGTCGTGGCCTCCGCGGCGTCTCCCGCCGCGCGCGCCGTCGCCTCCGCGCTGTCCGCCGCAATCCGTGCCGCAGCCTCTGCCGCGAGCTGCGCACCCAGCGTTGGATCGATCCCGAGCAGCGTCTGCGCGTTGGCGATCGAGCCGTTGACCACCGGCTGCATCGCCACCGAGATCAGTGTGGAAGCCGTCTGATCCCAGATCGGATTGGACTGCGCGTCGAGCAGCACCATCCGATAGTCGCCATCGCCATAGATCAGCGCGCGCCCGGCCGCGTCCAGGATAATCGGGTTGGTGTTGGCAGCCGTGCCACCGATGTCGCTCCACGTTAGCTTCGGCGTCGTGGTCGCGGGGATGTAGGTGAAAATCTGCCCCCCGGCATACGGATGCCCGTCCGCGTCGCAGAATTGTTGGACTGGTGCTTCTAATAGGACGGCCATCTTAGTAGTCCGCGAACACGACAACCGCGCGATGCGTCGTCACCGCGGCTCCGGCGCTGGTCACTATCTGCACACACACTGCATCGGAAGGTGCGATCGCCACGCCAGACACGCCGGTGCTAGAGAACAGCGCACCGGAGGTCGTTGCCACGAGGCTGGACGCAACATTGTTGACCATCAGCGTATAGGTGAATGTCTGCCCGACCGCTGGCGCCAAGTTCGACTCGGCGATGATCTGTACCGCCGAGCATCGTCGCCCAGTTGGCACCTCGACCACCGAAGCTCCCCCACCGGCAGCCGCGCCAACTGGGCCAATGAAGTCGGTTGTCGCCGCGGCGATCGTGCTCTTGCTGTTCGCCGCAAGGGCGAAATCTGCGTTGAACGCCTGCTGCGAGAGCGAGGAGTCGATGAAGTAGGGCGCCGTTGCAAAGTTCGTCGACTGGTTTCCGCGCACCGTCAGGTTCGCACAGCCGGCGCCGAACGAATAGGCGAATGCCGCCTGGCTGGCACCGGTAAAGTCGAACGCCTGGTTTCCTGAGACGATCAGGTTCGTCATCCCCAGGAAGGACGCCTGGGCCACCGACGCGGTATGCGACTCGTTGTTCGTGTGGATCGTGTTGCCGGAAAAGATCGTCTGATTGCCGGATTCCAGCAGCGCACCTTGGACGCGAGACTCCTCAAAGCGGTTCATCTCAATGCGATTGTAGTGTGAGTTGATCTCGAAAAACCCTAAGTTGTTGTTCCAATGGTAGTTCTGCGTGTAGGTGCCGGCGCTGGAGTTATCGAGGTAGCAGCCGAACGCCGGAACCGGGCTTCCGGTCGTGATCCCATATTGATTGCCGCTGATCCAGAAGTCGTTGGACCACAAAAAGTGCAGCTGCTTGCCGGCATTCTGAACGAAGATGTTGTCGATGACCTTATGCCCGCTCAGAGGTGCGAGCGACGTGCCAGTGAATTGCAGCCCATCCGTGTCGAACGCCGTAAACTGGCACTGACGCACCGTGCAGACGCCGCTGCCGGCTGCGAAGTTCACACCCGAGAGAGATGTGCCCTGACTGCCGAGAAAGGCAAGGTTCTCCAGCACCAGGTCCTGGCAGTTGTTGAACGTCCAGCCGACGCCGGAGCCGGTGAAGGTAATCTGTGATGCATATGGCCCGGCGCCCAGCAGCGTGGCATGGCTGATCGCCGTGAACGCGGTCGGCGAGCAGCGATAGGTACCGGGCGGGAAGTACACGACGCCGCCGGCGGTTGTCATTGCGGTTATCGCCGCAGTGATTGCCGCTGTATCATCCGCAAAGCCGTCGCCGATCGCGCCATAGGCCAGGACATTCGCCCACCCGCCTTGCAGCGAAGTGGCCAGCAGCTTGATGTTCTGAAATCCGACGCCAAGCGAGGTATCGACGCCGGGAATGTAGATGCCGGCCTTGAACGCGACAGTGGCGTCCTGCGAAATCTTGCCCGACATCAGCTCACCCCTGCCTTCGCGTCCACCCATGCCCCTTGCAGGGCTCGAAATCCGGCAATGCTCCACGACAGCTCAAACACCCTGTCACGGGCCATTCCTAGCCGCTGCCATTGGAGGCTGGTGAGATAGGCCCCCGTGGCGCCCGCCAGCTGCGTCACGGGGTTGCCGTAGGTGTGCCCCCTATCATCCGACCACCGCAGGCTCAGCAGCCCGCTAGAGGCTCCCGCCTCGCGTAGCAGCGGCGTGCCGTCCTCGCGCATAAAGAACGTGCTGTCCTCACGCAGCAGATCGTCCGCCGGGATCGCCGTGAAGCTGTCGCCGCCTGTATTGCCCGCCTCGATGTCCGCCAGGAACTGCCGGTAGAACACGCGCTTGCCGTCGTTCAGCAGGTGTGGATACGCCCGCACGCGCTTGATCGGCTGCCCCTCGTCGGTGAATACCGCTAGGTCGAACGCATAAAGCTTGCCGTTCTGCCAGTCGCCACACAGCACCTCACCATAGGCCAGTGCCGCGCAATTCGCCCGGTGCCGATGCTCAGCGCCATTGCTGTCGATCCACGCCAGCTCGTGCCAGAGCCCCGTCGAGCGATCATATGCCCATGTCTTGTCGGCACTCGGGAACGCCAGGACGTACCACATGTGACCGCCAAGCTGGTACGTGTAGCCGACCGCATCAGCGATCGTGGCATACCTCGCCAACTCGGCCTCGATCGCAAAGGTGCTGATGCGCTTGGCCTGGTAGCCGGCGCCCTCGATGACGATGCCCTGCCCCTCGCGCGTTGCGCTGAGCCAGTAGACCGCATTGTCGATGGTCGCGACGCTGTATTTCGCCGCGCAGCCGTGCTGGATGAAAACCGCACTCATCTGCTGAAACGGGAAGTCAGCCGCGCCGGTATTATACCAAACCTCGGTGGTTTGCTGCCCTATCAGCCAGATTTCACGCTTTGCCACGCACAGCGTCACCAACAGGTCGCTGTAGCTCTCCTTGTTGGCGAACCACAGCGGGTCGAACGTCAGGGCGAGGCTGTCGCTGCTCTGGAACTGCGGCGTGCCTGGCACATTGAACAGCAGGAAGGTGTCGAGGTAATCTACCCGATCGCCACCGCGGAATACCGGATCGGTGATCTGCGAGAACGCATTGGTCGCGAGGACCACTGTCCAGCCAACACCGGTGCCGTCCACGATCACCAGGTTAAGGCCATTCTCAGCCATGCTGACGGGCGTGGTGCGGCCAATGGTGATGGTGCCAAGCAACGTGAACGAAAAGTTGGCACTCACCGCGTAGACGTTCGACCCGGCCACCACATACAGCGTGCCGTTGCTGCACAGCTTGGCGCCGCGAACGCCCGCGTTGTTCGGCGCGGTGCCGCGCAGCCGCAGGCCGGGCGTCGGGTAGTAGGCGAACGCCGCTGGCTCGCCCTGAATGGACGGAACCTGTTCAGCGAACAGATTCAAGGACCTTTGGGCACTCGAAATTACACTATGTGCGGTGTATGCGCCTCCCGTTAGCTGTATTCGCGCCATCAGCCTTCCTCGCCCTCGCCGCAGCATGATATGCGGCAGCAGCTTCTTCCTTGGTCTTGAAGCTGCCTAGCCGCTTTTGAATGCCATTCATGCATATTGCGGCTATCCATCCGCCGTCTCGACGATTCGGAGATACCCCACGAATGCCGGATATATTTGTTGAAATTGGCGCATCCTTTAGGCTCCATTGATTGCCTGAACGCCGATTCCGGCTCTGTTCCGACTTGGCAATCCACCGACAATTGGCTGGCTCATAATTCCCGTCGTTATCGATCCGATCAATCGTGAGACCCGGGGCATACAACGCGCCCATGTCCTCGTTGAATTTGGCAAAGTCAGCCCACCGATCGCAAACTCGGATGCCACGACCACCATAGTTCTTAAACCCAGCATAGTTTGGGTTTCGACAACGGGTGAATATCCCTTTCCAGATCGAGAACAACGGCGTTCTCGTCATGCCATGCGTTATTGGTCGAGATATCTGAAGTTCTTTGTTCAGACATCCGCAAGACTTGCTGTGTCCGCAGCGAAGCGACCCAATGGACGTTGTAATCTCTTGTCCGCAATCGCAGCGACAGCGCCAATAGCGACGCTGGGCTTTGCTTTCCACAAATTCGAGCGCCACGAGACGGCCGAAGCGGTGCCCGCTGATGTCGATTGGTGCCATGTCCGTAACATAGCACAAAACCCTTAGGCGGATGCAATGCCATATTCACCACATCCCCCCGGAATTGAAGCCTGGGCTCGATCCCGCCGATTGGCCACCGTTGCCAAAGCGCCGGAACGTCGGCACCAGAAGCTGTGGCACCTGCACATTCGCCATGCGGATGACGCTCAACGCCTGGTTCATCGCCGCGACGTGCGAAGGCTGCGGGGGATTGCCGAACAGGATGCTGAACCGCACCGCGCACGACCAGATCAGCGCCTCCAGATACTCCGGCGGCAGGTTCAGCGGGTCCGTGAGAGTCGTGTAGACCGGCAGCGATGCCTTGCACGCAATGTGCAGCTCGAACTCCCCCGAGGTCGGCACCGGCCAGAAGAACACGCTGGCGAGCGGGAATGCCGAGTCGTAGAACAACGCTCCTGGGAAGGTCGCCAAGCCCTTGAGCGTGATGTTGTTGTAGTCCTCGCGCGCCTTGATGATGGCCAGCGGGTAGTCGATGAACAGCGGCGCGGTCTGATTGGTGCCACCTGGGATGCGAGCGAGAATGCCCCCGTCATTCCAATACGCACCCGGTTGCAGCCCCACCGGAGAGGAAGGCAGCGGCGAGTTCGCAGGCAGCAGGATCAGCCCGCCATCCGTTCCTATCGTCTGTATCCCCGCGCTAGGCAGCAGGCGCGCGAACGCGCTGTCGATCTTGTCTGGCCGGGGGATGTTGAAGTCTCCCCCGACGCCGACCGTGTAGGACAGCGCACCCGTCGAGATGACCGACGTGTCCGCCAAGTCCCACACCAGCCAGCGCCGACGCTGCCACCCCGCCATGAGCGTTTGCAGCAGCGTCAGGCCGTCTGTGATGTCCTGCGCCCCAGGCGTCTGGCCGACGCCAGAAACATTCGCGAGTTTGAGACAAAATGTTATTAGATCGCCCGTCGTCTGAAGGTTCATACGACGTTTCTCCAACTGCGCCGCTTTTTGATGTCACAGATAGTCGTCTGGGTGACACCATAGCGATTTGCCAGATCGACACCTTGATCTCTGCTGTCCCTGATCGCCATGACATCTGTCTCTGTAAGGATTGCACTGGGATGCTGGGCACCTTTAAGCTGGGCATTGACGCGCCTGCCCTTGGCATCCATGTCGGCGATATTGTCGGCCTTTGTCCCCAAAAACAGATGGCTAATGCGCACACATGGCGGGTTATCGCAGCGATGGAGGACGAACAGTCCGTCAGGAACAGGTCCACACTCCAACTCATAAGCCACGCGATGAGCCATGATGTTGCGCGTGCTGCCAACCCGCATCACGCCGTAACCCTTTTTGTTAGTGGCCCCCGTCCAGGTCCAACACTCCAGCCCCTTCTTGACCCGCAGCGCGAACCGCTCGGCCAGTGTCCTACCGTGATACTGTTCCTGTAAAGCGATCGTAGCGTCGCCATTGCGCCGGAACGCCATGTAGTGCCGAGCGCAATAGCCGAGAGCGTCATGAACGCCTTGGCATCCCCGCACCTTGCAGCGTTGTGCATTGCCAATGCCAGCGCGACGCGCAGCCCGGTTTACCGAGATGCGCTCGCGATTGGCGATTGCATAGGCGCGATTGTAGGCGGACTTCTCTTCCTTGTTTATCATGCTGGCTCCTTGCGAAGCCTGCATGATAGACTGCCCCAACATAGTTACGCAACCACTCATGGCCCCTACTGCCAGCGCACCCAGCCGAGCGTGGCGTTGACGTAGCGATACTCATGCGCCACAGCCACGGCGCCAGCGGTGCTTGCGACAGCCCCTCCCGCGCTGTCCTGCACGGTCAGGGCCGTCACAATCTGGCTGAAGGAGATGTTGCAGATGCGGCCAAGCGGATGGCCGGCTACCGAGGGCAGCTTGACCGTGAGCGCCGCGATCGTTCCGGCCGGATTGACGAATAAGCAGGTGTCGTCCGAGCCGAGCGTGATCGTCGCCGTTGTGAGCGGCGCTTCGACGCGCGGGGAGCCCGTCGCAGTCGAAGCGTTGATCGCCTCGCTGCTATGCATTCGTGTTCCGGGAGTTAGCGCCATATCGCCCTCCCTCAGTTCGCAAAGATGCGGGCCGCGAGCTGCGGACGAATTGCCTTGCAGCCCCAGAGCACATCGAGCCGGCACGGGAAGTAACCGTTGTTGATATCGAACTGACGCACCAGACGGATACTGATGCCGTCCTTCACCGCGCGGCTGGCCATGTCCACGCCACCCGGCATCACCAGATCGGCGCTCGCGAAGGTGAATGCATCCGGATGATACACCATCGACTGTCCCACAGCGACGCTAGCCGTGCCGATGAACGTGATGGCATCGTTGGCAGTCGGCAGCTTCGTCACGTTGTCGCGGCCGGCATGCGGCGACGAGAAGTAAGGCGCCGGGCTGATGCTCCACGTCTGCGTGCCCGCACCAGCAGCATCCGCCGTCAGCACGAACTGCTGAAGCACACCCGTGTCCTTCTTCGTCTCCGGATGAACGCGATTGACACCAGCGATGGTGAACACCTCACCATGCAAAGCCGTACCGGTGCCCGTCTTCACCGCCAGCGTGCTCAGCCCCGTGGTCGATGTGGTGTTGACCGCATAGCTGACGGCGGCCGACCGCGTGAACGTCTGAAGGTGCGTGTTCTCGGCGAACTCGAAGCCTGCCGTGACGCCCATCACGCCATCAGTGTACTGCGTGCTGATGCGCTGCGATGACTGGAACAAGCCCTTGAGGCTATCCACCATGTCAACGTTGTCCTGCGTGTTGATGCGTGCGAGCCACTGCCGCGACTGCGGCGCGAGATTGTCGAGCAACAGCTTGCGGCCGGTCAGGAAGTTCTTGAACGTCTGCGCCGCTCCCTGGCCGTTGACGTTGTTGTAAACGTCCAGAGCCATGGCCAACGCGCGGCTTTCGATGTCTGCCGCAATGACGCTCACCGCTGGCTCGATCACTCGCGCGCTGAAGTCGTCCATCTTGAGTGTGAGTTCTTCAGAGCTGAACGAAATGTCCGTGCCGCTGATGTTCGTCACCGCAAGTGACGTATTCAGTTCCACGGTGTTCTGCGGGACCAACGTCATGTCGGTGCGAACCGTGTACTGGTTCGGCAGCCGGATGCGCAACGTATCGCCGATTTTGGCACCAGCCTGAGCAAACGAATTGTCGTATGCCCGGTTGATGGAGCCGATGAAGTTCAGCTTCTGATGGAGCACGACCAACGCCTTGGCGGTGATCATGTCTGGTGTCAAAACTGTGTTAGTTGCGGTTGTAGCCATAGTTAGCCACTCTTTCGTTTGGCGCTAAGCGCCTGGGGATGACGAAAGGCTTCTCACCATTGAGGTTCTTGAAGCCCGGCGATCCCGCTGTGACGAAAAAGAGCAGCCACAATCACATCGGATAGGCACGACACATCGGGGCTTAGAGCCTCCCGCGAGGGCTTCGGGCTACTTCTTGTGTGCCGACAACACGATTGCTATTGCCTGCTCCCGACCCTTTCCGGCCGGTATCGCGCGCTTGATAGCGGCAATTTCGCGCTTGATACGCGCCGCGATTACGCTCACCGCGGGTCCAATCACGCAAGCGCTGAAAGACGGCAAGGATGCCGTCATTTCTTCCGATGTAAACGTGACTTTCTCCGGCTCTGCCATCACTTCTTCCTAGTTGGCAGCTTTCTGGTGCCCTTCTTGTCGTCCGCCTCTGCGAACTCCCGCGATGGCTTCCAGCTACTTCCGACTTACGAAGCCAATGGGCACTCGATCACGCAATCGATATAGCCGCTCGCCGAATTGGTCGAGCAGCCCCGTATCCTCTGGCTTGTCCTCGGTCACCAGCACGTCAAGGCTCGCTGTAGCAGGCTCCCGCCACTCATCGCCGCACTCGATCGCTTTGGTAACATAGCGCGGCATCAGCCTGCCCGCCTCCGGTCCATGGCTTGCTTGCTGTAGAACTCCACAAGCTGTTCCGGCGTCGCGGTGAACTCGTTGAACACCGGATTGGCCACACCGGTTACCGGCCGGATCGGAGCAGGCGCCCGGGATACCGGCGTCCTCGGCGGCCGTGCGGCAGGCAACGTCGCCGCATACTTGCCCAGCGCGATCGCCCGACCATGCTCGCTCCTGATCCCAGCAATGCGCTCCAGCTCCTCGGGATCATCAGCCAGCGCCGCGGCAACGCGCGCCCCCTCGCCGCCCATCTCCACCATAATGCGTGCCATGCCGGCATCGGCGCCCATCGCCTGGAGGCTATCACACCGCTGCGCCCAGTCGGCGTGCGCCGCCTTGCCAGCTTCGTGGAACGCCACGACGCGATCACGCTCGCGTTCCTCTGTGGCAATCTTCTGCGCCTCGGTCCTGACATACGCCTGAAGCTCCTCCGGCGTCTGTGGGAGGGCTCCAGTCGCGGCTGCCGGTGGTTGGGCCTGCGTGCGCCGCAGCGCCTCCAGCTCGGCTCCCTGGGCCGCCAGGCGGGCGGACATAGCAGCAATCCGCCTGTCCGCCCTGGACGGCCTGGGTTGCTCCTCTGTGGTTGTTGTCTCGACCGTCGTCTCAGTCGCAGCACCTGTCTCGGCCGGCGCGGTAGCCTCCGTGGTAGTCGCAGCAGCTTCTGACGCTTCGCCACCGGGCTGCGAGCCGGATTCAGTCTCGCTCATGTGTTCCTCTG